GGCAAAATTCTAGCACTGCACCTGTGTCATCCTGTCTTCCAAATGGAATCAGTGCATGGCGACCAACAAGAAAACGCGCTACATCTTGTCTTGTTCCACCTATCGGTGTGCCATGATAATGAATCATTTTGCCACCATGTTGCCTTGTAAATCTCTGCTTAATTCATACACACCGTATAGCTTTCCATCCCGCAAAATAAATTCTCCAATATTGGTTTTAATAATTTCATAATGATGTCTGTGTGTTGCTGCTATTGTAATAAAGCAAAGCAATGCACCTATTAAGAATGAACAAATAGCCACCCAAATTAAATCGTTTTTCATTCTATTACTCCCGTTGCGCTGTCATTGCAGACAGCCGTGATAATCCGAGTTGGGCGTTTGCTCATTTGGTAAGCACCAACAGCAAGATTCCATTCTTCTTTGGCGTTAGCACAAGCTGTCATGCTGTCGTAAGGTATTACAACGCTAGTGTATGCAATAACCTCATGCGTTGTCGTACGTCCGCGTTTGTCGATGTTTGTATCAACGGTTAAAAAACTAAGAGTTAATGCTAGTGTTGCGCTCATGGTTAATCCTCCAAAACTGCATTGCGCAAAATTTTACGCAATCTAATAATTTCTTCCTGCGCTTTAAATGCGTAATTAGCCATAACTAAAAAGCATAAGAAAAAAATAGCATAAGCACCGCCAGTTTGATCTAGCATCGTTAAAAAACTGTAAATTTGTTCAATCATAAATCACCTTTGTATTAAAAAAGCCACTTGTCTTAGCGGCAGAGGTAGGAGTTGTTTGTTATAACATTAATGCCGCGTAATCGTGATCGCTTTTAAAGTTGTCAATGTAAAAAATATAACCGCCTTTTTCAGCGTCTTTGTAAATATTAATGTCGTTGTCGTTAACGTGTTCATAAACTATTTCTGTCAATTTTTCTGAACCAATCATTTCTTCGCCTTCTTCATCGGTAAATGAAATGTCGTCAACTAAACACTCACGATCATCTTCAATGTCGTGATGAAAAGTAGCTTCAATTCTTTTACCGCTAAGTGTTGCCGTAGCGGCAACGCCAATGTCAACACCGTCATGGCTAATAATGCTAAAGTAAATTTTAATTTCCATTTTATTCTCCTAAAATGCGCGGCTTGCACCGCGCTTAGTTGTTATTTATTTTGCTTTTAATGCTGCAATTTTTAACGCGCAGTTGTCTGTCAAACCTGCTAAGTGACAACCAATTCCACACCATTGAACAAAACCAAATTGATCAACAGTTCCAATAATGCCGTCTAATTTAAATGCTTTCATAATCTCTACTCCGATTTAGTTATTTTATTATTGTTTCGCCTTCTTGAAAGCGTGGTTATATATTAAACCTTCTATTTTAAAAAGTAAACATATTTTTTTACATTTTAAACAATAGAATCTAAAAAAGCCTGGTAAGCTGCTTCATAACCAAGCGCAACGCAAACAAATGCGCCTGCATCATGTGCAGCTTTAAGATATTCAAGTTGCCCGTCTTGCCATTTTGACTTGGTGTGATCTTGCCGCTTCAGCTCGCAAACAAACGATCTGCCCATTGGAATAATAATATCGGGCGCACCTTTCGTCATGCCCTCGCTTTTTTGCCGTGCTACCTGCTGCCAATTGCGCTTTCCTTCGTTTCTGATATGTGTGGCAATCAATCCATATGTGTCTGGATATTCACGTCTTATACGCGCAAAAAACGTCACTGCTTCAAGTGTTTCACTGGGGCAATCGCCACGATACGATGTGTCACCATAAACTTTAAGCCACTGGGGGAATTTCATCGTTTCTAAATCTCATGTTGTAATTATGAACCTTGTAAAAATCACCTTCTTTTTGATAAGTGACTGTTTCAGGCGGTCTTGTTCCATTTATCGTAACAGTCATAAAACTGTTGTAGTCGCGCGGAATTTTTGGCGTAAAAAACACGGTAAACGTTCGCCATGCTGTTGTAAATTCAACCCGCAAACATTCGTTGCCGGCTTTGCTAATGGTTGGCTTAACTTTCATCTCAAGCACTTCATCGGTCTGTGATTGATACGGATCGCTTTTTCGCTCGCGGTATTGCCTAACCAATTTTTCGTTAGGGTCAATCAATTCTTCTTTGCACCCGCCACAATAACGCGCTGCAACATCGTTCTCATAGTTGCACTCGCCACATGGTTTAAAGCTCCATTTGTAATTGCATAATTCAGACTGGCATGACCGGCTATGATGCGCAGGAAAAAAACCATGCTCGGTTTCAATTCGATTACCTTGCAAATCGACAAAATAACCATTGTCATCAATGCCAAAACCAGCATCGTTGTCGCGCGGTTTAGTTTCATTTAATAATCCGCACTCAGGGCAACGTGCAATTAAATATTCACCATCAAACTCTGCATTGTTACTGGTTTTAATGTCGGGATTAAAAACATCACCATCGGGGCAATGTCGCTCGATGTTCTCCGCATAATCTAAGACTAAGCAATCTTGCTTTTCATTGCTTAGACGCAAACCACGCCCAATTATTTGCTGTAATAATGCGGCACTTTCGGTGGCGCGTAAAATTGCGACAACATCGCAATGAGGCGCATCAAATCCAGTGGTTAAAACCGCCACATTTACTAAATATTTTAAAATCTGCGCTTTGAATTTAAGCAGGATTATTTCACGCTCACGAGCTGGCGTTGAGCCTGTGACAATCGCAGATAATTCTGGCGGTAAAGATTCCATGATCTCACCCGCGTGTTGAATCGTAGCCGCAAAAAATAACACGCCTTTACGATCTCGCGATTGCTCAATTACGTCTGCGACAATCTCAGCAGTCAACCTGCCTTTGCCGTGATACGCCTTGTCAATATCATCTTTGCTAAAATTACCCATTGCATTAGTTTGCATGTTTAGCGTTTCATAATGCTTGCTATGGATTGCACCAATTACGGGTTGGCATAGATAACCTTGCTGGATTAACTCACGCGCGGTGATCTTGTAAATCAATCTATCAAAATACGGGTCGCGTGTTTTGCTTTCATGCAGTGCTACACCGCGCAAATCATGTTTAAAAATGTAACCCGTTGACATGCGGTAAGGTGTAGCTGATAACCCAATAATGCGCAGGTTTTCATTAAATACTTGCAACTGGTCAATAATATGAATGACAGTTGGCGTAATCTTGTGGCACTCGTCAATAATCACTGCGCAGAATTGACTGCCAAAACGTTCAATCTGGTTTTTGATGCTGACAGGCGTACCAACCACTAACGGATTAGCAAGGCAGGTTTCACCAACGCTTGCACTAAACAATGAAACTGGATTTCCTGTGGCTTGAATCTTATCGGCATTTTGCTCAAGCAGTTCTTTACTTGGCACAATACATAAAACGTGTTTGCCTTTGCTTACTTTATTTAACGAGTTGGCTATCTCAGCCACAATAATTGATTTACCTGCACCTGTGGGCAATTCAAGAACGCATGGCGCGGTGTTCTTGCGAACCCACGCAATGCAATCATCATGCGCCTGTTGTTGGTATGGGCGCATTTTCATTTAAGACAACCTCCAATACTCACTTGCTGAACCCATATAAGGCGTTAAATCCGCGTTAGGTAGCAATTCTTTGACGGCTTTGGCGTAACTCACCGCGCCTTTTTTGACTACTTTTGTTAATTTATGCCCGTTGATCTCGCTGTCTTGTTCTTTGCAATCTCTGACAATATGCTCAAGCACACCCTTTTTAATCGCTTCAAGCTCTGCGATTTGAGCAGACAATTCAAAATAATACTCCACGCGGTATGCTGTCGAGTTTGCGTTATTGGTGGCGCGTTTATCTTGCAAATATTTTTCTGGATTATCGCGCTCAATCAAATACTCGTCATGAAAACTTTTTAGAATAGGCAGGTGCTTATTTATCCATTCGCGATCATAATCAATGGTTTCTAATTGGTCACCGTTTGGCGACCATTGGTAAAAATCACACGATGCCATATGCGTTACAAATAGTTGCACCTGAATCTGCGCATAATAATGCGGCTGCTGTGCTAATAATTTAAACACAGGTGGATTTTTATCACGTTGACCGTATGGGCATTTAATCTCGATTAGTTTATCAAAACCAGCAAATCCATCGGGACTTGCTCCTAGCCAGTAATCGTGTGTATAAAACCCACATTTTTCTACATAAACACCTGTTTTTAGTTGGTAATCCATCTTTGCTAAATCTTCGTGAAACGTGCCATATTCTGTGGCTTGGTTGCCTTTAAATTCACGCTCTGCGTTGTGATATTCACGCACCATGTTGCGCATGACATCTTCACGTTTCATAAATGGGGATAATCCAAGTATTGCGCCAACGCTTGATGCGGTAATACGCCCAACACGTTGTGCAAACCATTCTGGTGTTCTTTGCTCTATCATTTTACTCACCTTTATTTGCTGCACGTCCATGTGCGTTTGTTTAATTAATTATCAGAAAGGAACATCGAAATTATCATCAGCAATTTCTGGTGTTGTTTTAGGTGCTTGCACAGGTTCTTCAACACTGCGAGGTGATACTGCTGCAACCCAGTTGCCTGTTTTGTCGTTTATCTCCCAAACCATGACTTTAATTAGCATGGGTTTATTCATTATTTGCAGTAACGTTACATTAGTTGGTGCTGCATTAAACTGTGCCAATACTCCTCCAGCATTTTTATCAATAGCTGCAAGCATATTTAAAGCCTTGTCGCGTTTCTTTGTGTCTGCGTCAAATACGCGCACTTTTTGAAACACTTTGCGGTTTTTATAAGCGTCTGGTTTGTTTACTGTCCACGCCAAATTAATATATTCATCGCCTTGATATTCCGCAATGTTAGCTTCAGTAATCATGGCCAAGCAGGTCGTGTTTTCCGGTATTAACGCAATACCACCACCTGATTCAAATTTACCCGTTGTGTCTGTTGCGCTTTTACCTTCGCTTGTTTGCCAAAAACTCATAATTATTCTCCTAAAAATTTTAATAATGGATTGATTCCGTGTTGGATAAAAATATCGTCAGTTAATCCCATGCGGTTTTTACTAACGCTTGACGCTTCACTTGTGCATTGAATAATCCGCTCACCCGTGCTTTTTGCTTTTGATTTCTTTTGCTCATCTTTCATCACAAAAGTTTCTAGGCGCATAAAACCTACAAAATCTGCATCATCAATGTAATGGCTTTGTGATTTCTTTTCCATTTTTAAGCCGTACTGTTGATAAGCATCACTATCCGGTAAATCAATCGTGTTTAATTCTGCATGACTTAAAAAAACAATGTTCATGTCTTTTTTATCCACTAGAATCTGACACGCTTTGCGCACTCTGCCGTGCATAGATGATAATGCCTGATAACCTGCGCCATAACCACCCATTGCAAGTGCTAATGCTTTCGCGCTAGTGTTGCCTTTGGTTATTTCGTCAGTAAACAGACGATCTAATTTACTAATTGAATCAATCACCAACGTTTTGTACTGGTGATCTTCATTAATTAAAGTTAACAGTTGATTATAAATATCGTCAGAACTGGTAAGCAATGGGAAAGCGTCAGGCATTGCATTTGCAGGCACAGAAGATAAGCCATCTTCAGCTCTGATAAAAATAGGTGCGGGGAATGTGCTGGCTAGACTGGTTTTGCCAATACCTGCGCCACCGTAAATGGTGAACAATCGGTATTTATTAACGGGTTTGCTAATCGTGCTTAAAAGGCTCATGCTACACCTCCAGCATAAACAGCAGATTGAAAATAAGAGCGTGCAACTTCATTTACTAAATAAGTGTTAGTAAATGATTGGAATTTTTTTGTTGCGTGTTGGGCGTAGGCTAAAGATAATTCTGTGCGGGTGCTTTCGTCAGAATCAATAAAAGAATTAACCATGTTGTCTTGGCTAATTGAATTTGCAACTGATTGTGCAAACATTAAAACATCGGCTGGGTGTACGCCCATTGATGCTGCCAAATTAATAACGTCTTGTGAATATTTCATTGTGTTTCTCCGCATTGGGATTAAAAAAAATAATTTGTTACTACGGGTACTATATTACTAAAAATAGTTTATAATGTAAACATATTTTTTTAAATCTTAAAATACAACAAGGAAAACACACAATGACACCAGACGAAATCAAAGAAAAATTACGCGTGATGAACATTAGCAAAGTAGCGGAAGAATCGGGCGTGTCGCGCAATATGCTGCATCGATTTTTGCACGATCAGTTTAAAAAAGAAAAAACACCTTATGAAAAAACCGTTGAACGCTTAGCGCAATATTTAGGAAAATTATGAATGATCTATTAAATGCAATACGCGCTTCGGGCATAAACCCGCCAACGCATATAAATCAGCACGGCATTACGCGCTTTGCCACTACAGGCAAAGAGAAATCTGGCTGGGTATCATTATTTATAGACGGCAAAGGCGCATGTTATGGTGACTGGAAATCGGGCGAGCAACACGTTTGGTTTGCTGATGGCTTTAGAAGTAGCGAAAACGATTACGAACGCGAACAAGCTATTGAGAAAGCCAAAGAAGAACGGGATTTTGCTTACAGCAACGCAGCGTTTAACGCTCAGGAGCTGTATGCAAAACTCCCACACGCTTTAGATCACGATTATTTGACGCGCAAAAATGTCAAATCACACGCAGCACTGCGCATTTATGACGGCAAACTCGTTATTCCTGTTTATGGCGTGGGTGGTGAAATCCAGTCATTGCAATATATCGCCACCGACGGCACAAAACGCTTTTACACGGGCGGTAAAATGCAGGGCGGTTACTTCACTATTGGTGAGCCGTCCGACATGGTAATCATTGCCGAAGGATTTGCCACCGCCATGACAATTCACGAAGCCACAGCACAATGTGTTGTGGTTGCGTTTAACGCTGGGAATTTAAAGCCAGTGTGCGACATGGTGCGCAGTCAGTACAAAGGCAGGGTGATTATATGCGCAGATAACGATGCAAGCGGTGTAGGTATTGAAAAAGCCAATAAATGCGGGGTAGAAGTTATCTATTCGCCCATTATTGGCGAGGATTTTAACGACATGGCAAAACGCGCAGGCATATCAGCGGTTGCGGATCTCATTATTGGTAAAAAGCAAAACCTGTTTGTTTCAGTCCATGATTTGATGGCAAACACCACACGCGCTGATTGGGTAATTAAAAACTTATTAGAACGCGGTTCAAACACGTTATTGTTTGGCGAATCTGGGGCGTGTAAATCATTGATTGCGATGGATTGGGCGTTTTGTATTGGCAATGGGATTCCGTGGCACGGTCACAAAACTAAAAAAGGCACGGTGGTGGTTATTGCTGGGGAAGGTCATCGAGGGCTTGCAATGAGGATGCAAGCTCTCAAACAAAAATACAACATGAATCCTGACAATATTTATTTTAGCACAAAAAGCGTTAATTTGCTTGATACAGACGCGGTGATGCGTGTAACCAGTATATTAGATGGGTTAGGACTAGGCGAGCCTCCATGCGCCATTTTCATCGACACAATGCACAGAAATATGCACGGTGACGAGAATAGCAGCGAGGATATGGCGATATTCTTGGCTAACATGGAATTATTGGCTAAGAAATATAATGCAGCTATTGTGCCAGTGCATCACAGCGGTCATGGTGATAAAGGTCGGGCGCGTGGAAGCAGTGCTATTAAAGCAGGCATGGACGCAGAATTTTGCATGACAAAGAAATCAAAGATGGAAGTCACGCTGTCATGTACCAAATCAAAAGATTTTAGTGCAGGCAATAATATGGATTTTAGAATAAAAGTGGTTGATCTTGACGGTGATTGTTTTTATGACGATGACGAAGGAAAACAGATTGAAGGCGTTTATTTGGAATATGTTGGCGTTGGTGAGGAGAAAAAAGAGCTATCCAAAACCGAACAACAGACTTTTGACGGCATGAAAAAAGCCATTGAAATGACAAAAATACAAGGTGAAAAATATACATTGCTTGGAAAAGACCATTTTGTACTAACACTTACACAATGGAAACCATTTGCTTATGAAATGTACACGGATAAAAATGCTGGCAGACACAAAGGCAACTTTGATAATAGTGTTAAATCTTTGTTAAATCAAGAAGTTATAGGCAATGATGGCGATTATTACTGGGTTAAATAACTATGTACATTTATGTAC